CGATCCACTTGCACATGTTGTTCCACGCCTCACCGATCCACTTAACGGCAGCGTCTACGCCATCCTTGAACCAGCCCACGTTATTGTACGCGTAGACAAATGCTGCGGCAAGAGCTACAATTGCGGCAATGGTGATGGCAATAGGGTTAGCCATGAAGACAATGTTCAGAGCCATCATAACCCAACGGAATCCGCTGACCACGGCAGTGATCGTGCTGAATGCGCTGGAAAGTACACCAATGACAGTCGAGACGATGCTCATGACCTTCAGCACGCCCACGAATGTTCCTGCAAGGATGGCAATCATAGGCAATGCGGGACCGATGCCTTCAACGATCCCAGCAACCAGTTCAGCAACGAACCTGACAATCTCAGCAATTGGAGGACCAACGACCTTGATAGTGTCGGCAAGAGTCTGGAAGAGCGGACCAAGGGCACCAATGATTCGAACCAGCGCGTCACCGAGGATAGGGATCAGCGGGTCGATAGCTTGCTTGAAAGCTGTGATGAGTGGTAGAGTTACCTCAAGAGCCTTACCAAGGATTCCTCCGAGGTTGGATGCAAGGTTACCGATGATGGAAAGGAGGGCACCCAGCTTGGGGCCGGTCTCACCAAGGACAGGGAGAAGCTTGCTAGCTCCTGACGCGATCCCGCCGAACATGTCCGAGAATCCCTTTTGGAATTCAGGGTTGGAGATGATGCTTGTGATGGCATCACCAAGGAAGCCTACCGTAGCCGCTGTGGACTCAAAGGCAGACTTGATTGCGGGGGCGGCACTTCCGAGCGCACCGAAGATATCCAAGACGGCATCGCCAAGTGTGCCAGTTATCGCGTTGGCACCTTGGAAGATCTGGGTCAGGGAATTGATTCCCTCAGGAGAGTTCACAGCGTCGTTGAGGCGCGTGAAGACATCGAGAAGGGTTCCTAGGCCGTCACTGCCTGCATTCTTAGCGGCCTGTGTCAGTCCTCCGATAAGTCCGGATGCTTCACCGATGAGGGATGCAAGACGCTTGAGTTGGATGATGCCTTCATCGATCCAGTTGTTGATGGCTCCAGTGTCAGAGGCCAGTGCAATGAAGTCACTGAACTTGGTGGAGATATCAACAAACCACTGAGCCAGCTTAGGGAGGTAAGAGCCACCTACGGCACCAAGCTCGGTAAAGGCAAGTACCAACGGAGCGAGAGCACCCTTAGCAATGTCAATAGACTTTGCAAGGTTGCCGAACATTCCGTCGAGAACACCCTTGTCGAGGTTGATTCTCAGGGCGTCAGCAAGGGCCGCAGACCATCCACCTAGCGCGGTAGAGACCTTAGCAAGGCCCCTCTGGAACTGTGGGAACAGCGTGTTAGCCATCTCGGCAATCGGCGCTTTGGCAACATCCCAGAAGTTTTCCTTGATGGTCGCACCAAGGGTCTTGTACTTAGCGACAACATCTGGGAGTTGCTTTCCGAAGTCCTTTAGTGCTACCATGAGGGTACCCATGCCGACCGCGAAGCCAGCAATCATTCCGGGGGCAGCGGCAGCAGCGGCACCAAGGATGGAGCCTAGTGATGCACCGAGAGTGAGTAGTCCACCAAGAGATGACATGATGACACCCGCGAGTGTGGAGAACATCGTGGACATCTTGGCGATCATTGGGACAGCTTGGTCGATGTTTGCAAACTCGTGGACGAGCTTCTTAGCTTCCTCTGTTGCAACTCTCATACCGGAGAGACGGGACAGCGCGTTTCCGAGCTTGACAATAGGAGCCGAGTTGGCGATAACCTGTACACGCGCAAATCTCATGCGGGTCAGGAATGCCAGCCTTACTCGGGCCACGGCATCGTCAAGGTTGACAGGGACGTGGACATCATTGCCGTCCATGTCGTCATGCATATTGTCAAACTCGGAACGCGCTGGTAGGGTATTAGCGTTGACTGTGATGTTCTGGTCACCGAGAGCATCGTTTGCAAGTGCATCGAGACGTGTTTGTGCCTCTGCTGTGTTAGCAGTTACGTTAATCGTCTGATCGTTGGCACTTGAAGAAAGCTCTTCGATCTTTGCCGTCGCGGCAGTAACGTCCGCGTTCACTTTGAGAGTGATGGTATCCGTGATAGACTCAATAGTCCTGCGGATATCTCGCTCAAGCTCAGTAGTGATTGCGCGGATGTTTACATACGCTGAACCGATTACAGTCATTCATTCCACCTAAATTATCCCATGACAGGAATTCCCGGTAGACCCTCTTCACCAAGTTCTACGCCATAAACGGGTAGCTCCGTATCTTCGAGTTGACCTGTCTCAAGTCTCTCGTAGAATGCATCGTCATACTCTGGGGCGTTCTCTAGAACGTCATAGTACGCGTCATCGTGGCCGGTCATACCCGCTGGATTAATTCTACCATATGTTTTGTTCAGTTTGGCTCGAATCTTGACGAGTCCGCCTTCGAGTCGAGCATCTTCTATCACGTCTGCACAGAGGACTGCATCTACTATATTCATAGCTCTACGAGCAGTGGACTTGCTGATTTTCTCATGCAAGTCCACTCCCGCAGCTAGATACTGCCCATCTATAAAGGTCCAGTTACTGAGGAACTGGTAGCCTACTGCGCAGACGCCTTCGTAGGGCGCGAGGTGTATTCCTCCACCAGATAGGCTACAACCTTGGCAATCTTCTCAATATCAACGTTCTCCGTAGCCGTACGGAGGTGCTGATTGAGTCGAGTGTATTCTGCTTCTTCCATGGAGTCCTTCAGGAAGGTCTTGAACGCTACGATGGAAGTAACTCCACCACCGTCAGACGCTTCTAGGAAGTCCATGAGTACGATACCCTGAAGCTCGGGCTTTGCGGCGAACGTTTCGCCAGCGAGGTCAAATGTTACCGGCTCTAGTTCTTCCTTGGGGGCCTCTTCAGAGGAAGAGAAAGAACGGTGGCGGGAAGTTTTTGCTACAGACATGTGTCAGTCCTATTACGTCGTTATTTCATTCGGATTGCGCGAGACAAGTTATCTGTGAGATACTTGTTCGGTTTGGTTCCCGGATGGTGAACCATTTTGCTATATACTATTCTACCATGAGAATAGAAGCGGAGTGTTTGCGCTCTGCGCGGAAGGATGATATGGGGCTTCGTTCCGTTGTGGTGCATGAGGGCAATTCGGTTGCCGGAGCCAACGGTGGCAATGAGTCCTTTGGAGTCACGGACCACCTGATAGCGGATCGACTTCCTGAGTGCGCCCGTCTGCACACCAACTTGCCTCTTGGCTAGAGCTTGCAATATCATGGCACGCTTACGGAGGTACTTACCCACGTCACCATTGGGGGACTGGGTAAGCACCTCGTAAGCAGATTTGTTGAGTACAAACTTCATTACACTATAGCCGACAATGCAGAGCAGGTAATGACAAGGGAAATGGCCTGATATCCGCCCTGTGGCGAACCGGCAGTGACATCCGCGAGAGAACCTGTTAGAGTGGTCTCACCGGCGCGGAGTCCAGCATCCAGAAGCAGTGCGGCATCCTTCATCTGCTTTCGGGCAATATCGCTCTGGACATCGGCAGGCAGGACTTGTACACCAGAAGAAACAATACCGTCATAACGTGACGGAGTTGCCAGTGGTGTGCTAGGATTAGCTGCTGCGGTGTTTGGGAGCGGGAGAGCGCGGACCACTTCAACGATGAATACAGCGGTACGCGGTGTGGCGCACTTGACTGGTTCCTGAGCTTGGTTACCCGGAAGACCCGAGTAACCTTGCTCAAAGGAAACCGTCAGTTGTTCACAATCGTGAACGGTGTCGCCTTGACCGCCCACGGCTAGGTACCTTCTTTCAGGAAGGTCCACGCCGTGTTCGGCATATGTCGCTACAACTGTGTTGAGAATGTGGTCCGCGATCTCGACAAATTCATCTGGGTCGAGCATCGCGGTTCCTTAGATTACTTTACTAGTGCTTCGAGCTTGCTGATTAGGGAGCTACGCTTGTCGCCATCGTTCTCTGCGTCAAGGGCCTTCTGAGCCTTTGTGGCGTCGTCTCCGACCCACGCGAGGACTTCCTTGATAGAACCTGCTGGGACACCCTCTGCGGCCTGTAGATCGGCCTGTAGCGGATCATCCTGAGGGGCTACCGGAGTGGGTTCCTCTTCCTTGGTTGCTTCAACTGCTGGAGTGGTGTAGACTGCTTCTTCGGTCTTTGGGGCATCCTGTGCCATGTAAGGATCTGTATCGCTCATTAGTTTACTCTTTCTGTTCTAGGCCCACCGGCCAAGAAAATTCTTGGTCGCTTTTTGGCCTTGTTCGGATTTACTGCTGCGAGGAAGAGATCAATTTCGTAGATCCCAACCTTGCCGTTTGAAATGAATTCCTGTGGGTCCATCACCGTATAGGAGACACCCTGACGCGCAACTGAAGAGATGCGTTCAGGGAGGGCGCATGCTGCCGATCCCATACTGTGTAGAATTAGTTCGTTTGCCAGTCGGGTCGCTGCCCTCTTACCCGCTGATGGCGGTGGGGTTC